CGATCGCCATCAACGTCCGTTGTGATAATTTCCTGCAATCGCTCGAACTTAGTTTCATATATCGGCGTCCATTCGACAGGGTTTGCGGACACCGATGTCCCAGATGACTGAGACGAAGACTGCCCCTCCGAAACTTCACTACTGAAGGTTGCTGTGACATCCCAATAATTTACCTGATCTGCACGCCGTGTTGCGTTTAGTGTTTTGCATATACAGAATCCGCTGGAAGACGTGCTGACATTGACAATCGGCAATCCGGATGTGTTCAGCACCTCTAGCCGCGAAACTGTCGCGGAGCTTGCCACAACAAGAAAATGGTACTCCTCTTCCAAGACTGCAACGCCGCCAGAAGAGCGAATGCTCGAAGTGCCTTCTCTTGTTTCGCCTCGTAGTGTTGTCGCCATTATGGCACCTGAACTCCTGTCGCTACGATGGCAAGATCAAGCTGGGTCGTCGTTGATGCTGTGCCGAGCCGAGTTACAAAGTCACCTTGCAGCCTATCAGAATTAGGCATGATTCCTCCTGCAGTCGGTGAAACGATGTACGTTTCTCCAACCGTCATCGTGGTTCCTACAAGAATAACTGGGCCGCTAATTGCAATAACGCCGTAGCCATCAAGAATTCCCGGGGTAATTGCTACGCCTCCGGCAGCAGCAAGTGTCGCAGAAGCATTGGCATCCGCCAACACATATTTCCCAGAGCTCTCAACAACAGGCTGTCCGACAGATATCGTCGTCCCATATCTTACAAGCCTGATCTGTGTGTTTGCAGTAGGCCGGACAGCAGTTATTCCAGACAGATTTGCCATTATCGAATTCTCCTGAATCCATTTTCCTTGCTCTCTCGAAGAAGGCTGTCCAATATGGCAATTTGCCGATCGTGTTTGGCGTTTGCGGCTTGCTGCTCTTTGTAAAGCTGCTCAGCCTTCCATGCAATCTGCGTTTCGCCAGGCGTTGGCTGCTCTGGAACAGCAGCAATTCCAATCTGGCGGTTCACCATGTCTGCCGAAAACTTTGCGGCCTCTGCCGATCCGACCTCAATGCCTGCACCCGGTCCACGACTGACATCCGATCTCCGTTGCTTATTTTTTTCTGCTTGCTGATTGAAATAATCTTCGGCGGATTTTCGTGCTGTATCAAGATCTCGCTGGAATTGTTCCTCGGCTTGCTTAGCTGCTTGCTCTCGCTCTTTGCGTTCGTCCTCAATGGCTTTCTTCCTAGCCTCGCGCAAGTCTTCAATGCGTTTTTTCTCAGCCTTTATCGCATCTTCAGCGGATTTCTTCTGAGCCTCTATCGCCTTGAGACGCTCTGCCTCGGCGTCTCGTGCTGCCTTGTGCTCTGCCATTGCGACTTCATTGACGCCTTGCTTTCGCCTCTCAAATTCAGCGTTTATGTTTTTCAGCTTCTCGCCGGCAGCTTCTCTATCTCGCTGATCAAGCATATCAAGAAATTTGTTTGTCTGCGTGGTGTCAATACTGAATGATGTCACGCTATTAATAATGTCAGTTACAGCTGCGAGAGCAAAACCGAGCCCTTGCGACATTCCATCAATGAGATTTACGACAGCCGATAAGATCGGTTTCAGTTGCGTAAACACATCGAGCAACTGAATAATCAGCGGCCCCATCGCTTCACCGGCGTCAGCCAATTTCTGTTCCATGTCGCTGAGTGCAATGTTGAGCTTGCCACTGACCGTTCCAGCGAGCCGATCAGTCATGCCGTCAAACATTCCGCCGTCAGCGGTTGCGTCTGCAAATGCCTTGCGAACTTCCTCAATGGAAATTCCGCCATCCTCCATTCGCTTCTTCAGCTCGATCATACTTTCGCCGGTTGTCTTGCTGATCTGCTGAAGCGGATTGAAACCAGCATTCACCATCTGAAGCAAGTCTTGACCCATCAAGCGACCGGCAGCAGTGGCCTGAGAAAACGCCAGTGACAGCATTTTGAATCGGTCATTGTTTCCGCCCGTGATGTCAGACATCATCCGCAGGTTTTTTTGCACGTCCTGCGTCGCCACTCCGAAGCTCATCATCGTTTTCGTTGCTTCGACAGCATTGGAGAATGTGACAGGCGATTCGGCCGCAAAGCGGCGGATCTGCTCGAACAGAATCGCCCCGTCTTTCGCACTTCCTGCGAGCACTTCAAAAGCGATCGTCGCGTCCTCAACTTGAGAGGCCAGATTGATCGACTTTGCGACCGTCTGAACGCTGAGATATGCCGCTGCCATGCCTTTAATTGACGACATGGCGGATGATGAAGCGGTCTGAGATTCCTTCAGCGTCTTGTTAGATCGCTCTACGGAGCGGCGGAACGTCTCCTGATCAATCGCTCCTGCCTTCAGTAGTTCGCGATATTCTCGGACTCTGCGATTGTGCGACTCTTGAGCCTTCTCGACGGACTGCGTTAGCTGACGGCCTCGCTCCATCACGGCTTGATGGTCGCGCTCCGCCTGAGCAAGCCGTGCTTTTTCTTCCTTAAGTTTCTTCGCAGCAGCAATGGCAGTATCTGAAGATGCTCTGGCAGCCTCAAGAGTCTTGCGCGACTGCTCCAGTGCTCTGTGGTACGTCTCCTCCGTGATGGCTCCGGCTTTCCGCAGTTCTTTGTATTGGGTGAACCGCTGCCAGTATGCCTCCTCAGCGGTCTGCATAGACTGCGTTAACTGCTTTCCACGCTCCAGAATCGTCTGGCGTTTTTTCTCCTCTTCGGAGACCTCTTTGATCGCATGCGATCCCTGCTGATATTTCTTCGCAAGGAAATCAATCGCGTTGGCATATTGAGCAGACTGCTTACCGGCCTCGCTAAACGTTCGATTGAGAAGGTCTAGCTCTTGCTTGTACTTCTCAGCAGGAGGCACAGACTGCCGCATGATCGTTGCGACTTTCGAAACCTCTCCTTTTGCGAGGTTGGCACCCTCGCTGAAGTTTGAAACGTCCATTCCGAGACGAACGTTGAGTGCGGTGATCGTTGTCATGTGAAACCAAACGCTCGCTTGAGAATTTCTGTCTGTGCCTTTGGATGCTTAATGCCACGCGACCCGATCTTTGTTCGTTTCTTCCATCGCATCGAATCCGATGGCATAAAGTCAATCACGCTCATCGGTTCCATTTTCGCACCGCGTGTTGCTGCCATCATTGCCGTGTTTGCGTGAATGACGGCCGCCAAGGATGCCGATTGCTCCCAATGTGATCCAAACGGCTCGCATTGATAATACGCCCACCAAAGATCCAGCGTCCTTTCTGATATCGAATCCAGCCATGCCTCAGGATCGTCTATTCCGAGTTCGAGGCAGACTCGGCAGGCGAATCTGAGGCGATGGTTTTTTTGGACTCCCCCAACAGTTGTGGCTCCTCACTGTTCTTTGCGAATTCCTGACATGCTTCAGAGAGTCGCTGATAAAACAACAGATCAATGCTGCCAAGGTCGTTTAGTTCAGTATCCTTGAACAGCCTCACGCCTTCGTCATCAATCCACATGCGAGCCACTAGCAACAAGATGGCACTGTTCAGGTTGGTCGCATTCCACTTCCCATCTTTGTCCACCAGCGACATCTGATACTGCGAATACTCCAGCGGTGTTGGCCGCTGAATTCGCACCTTGTGCCCTTGGATTTCGATGTCCTTCGTGGATCGTTTCGTCAGCTTCCCGAGCGTTGCTCGTGTCAGTGTCATTCTTCTTCACCCTCGCCATCGTTCATTAAGTCTGGGTCAACTGGAATTGCCGCCCCACCAACCTTCAACATGGCCGCTTTACTCACGGCTTCGATCAGTTCATTCTTTGTCGCTTCATCCATGAACACGATACACTGAAGCCATGCACCTTCATGCTTTTGCAGGTATCCGACGTGGACTCCATCGCACATGACAATCCATTGATTGTGATCGACTGGAGCCCCGTGTAGAGAAAGGCCGACATGGTCTGTTAGTTCAATATGCACGTTATGTTTCCTTAGTGAATGCGAGCGATTCGCCAGTCATTTTCAGAGTGAACTCTGAATCCATCGTTTCGTTATTGGCGAGCTGCGGGAAAGCGACGCGGCTGAAGAAAGCCTTCCCTGCGATGTTGCCGCGAGTCACGCCAGACGTCGCTGTGGATGCCTGAGGAAGCGTAATTGTCAACGTGTCGACGCCTGAGCCAATTGATGGAACGCCAACGGCCGCCGAGAATCGAGCCACGCCGCTGACTTCGTTCGTGACAGCCAAGTCGTGTGGATCAACGCGGAGAAACCCCGTATCGAGCAACGTTGACACGTCACGTTCGCCGAGCGTCCATTCGCCTGGATTGATTGAAACAATATGACCAACCCATGCGGTGCTTACGCCAGTAGTCAATGTGCCGCCGAGTGTAATGGTGGCTGAGTTTCCAGTTTTGAAGCGGACGGTCATTATGTGCTCTCCTGATACGCGATGAGATAGTCAAACACTGTGATGTATCGGTGCTGCTGCGTTCCGTCAGTCGGTCGCTCGTCAAGCGTTTGGACTCCGGAATCAAGCATCACCGACTCGAAAAACACCCCACCCACATTTCCAATTGTTCCAGCGAGCCCAGACGCCCGCACAGCTTCGGCGATTGCATTCGCCCCTAATCGCGTCGATGCAAACGCCGCAAATTCAACTCGACTTCTTGCGATTCCTGATAGGCCGTTGATCAGGTGATCATGGACCGTGTCAATAATCGTGTAAGTCAACGCTCCGCCTGAAGATACCGAGTAACCTTGCGGCAAAACGTCCGGATAAATTCTCGTTGACACAAGAGCCAGAACGCCAACGTCTGCCGAGAGAAATGTTTTCAGAGCCGAGCCTAAATCAGCCATTCGTGGTTGCCCTCGCCGCTGATTCTATTCCTGATTTGACCGCGTTCACCACAGCCGCTTCCGCCTGTGAACGTGATTGATCAGCAGACCGCTTCACGAACTGATTGACGCTGCGAATAACGCCGCCATCACGCCCCCACAAAACCTTACGCTTGTGATCTTTTGAAAACAGATTCCCGTGACCGCCGCCATCCGAATATGACGGACCAACGAGTCCCATCATTCCGGCCGTGATGCCAGCTCTCTTGCGAGTCCTGACGACGGACCTGATAGTTGTCTTCAGTTTCTTTGATCCAGACCACCGCTGCCGAGATTTTGCAGACTGCTTCTTTCGCGATTCTGTGACGCTGCTTTCTGGAGTGTTGGCGATGACGGCCGCCTCAACCGGCCGCATACCTGCAACCAAAGCCTCTTGGCCGACCTTTTCGCGGACTTGAATCGCCAATGCCTCAAGCTGTTTTATCAGCTTGTCGCCGTTTAGCATTTGCAGTCCGATTCCGGTTCGTGCCGCCATTAGATCACCACCGCCTTACAATGCAGCTCACGATACGCATTCATTCCGTCCACCGCATGCACACCGACGATTCCGTAGAATTGACCGCCACAGAGAACGACCATTTCCGGCGTGTAGCCGTCGCGATAATGCACCGTGAAGACTGCTGAAACTCCAGCTTCGACTTGCCTGCCTCTGGCAGTCTCTGTGCCTGCTATCGGCTCAAGCTTCGCAGGCTCGTCCACAAGCCAGTTCGTCAGCGTAACCACAGGTTGACCGGCCGCGTCCTGCGTTGTCGATTCGACCTTGACGGTAATGCGATGACGCATTTCGCCGAGATGGAATCTTTGTGGTCGGTAGCCTCTCATGGGTAGCTGCTCCTCATGAAGCGGCGAACCAAAGCCTCATACGCTCGCATGTCGTTCGGCCTGTCGTTGTCGCCTCTATTCGCGTATTGATAGTACGCAATGAGCAGCAACATAGCCTGCTTTGCTATGGCAGGAATTGAGGCCAAAGACGTCAGCCCGGCCACGTAAGTGACTTTCACGGCATCCCATCGCAGGGAAGTTGTCGGCCAACTTGCATTCCAGACCAGCCGGATCGCACGAGACTTGAGATCGACACTGTAGAGGTCCGTCGACAATGTCTGAAGGACGTTTGAGCCGTCGTAATACTTAACGTGCGTCACTGACTGTAGAGGGCGACTTGGCAGAACGATCTCGCGGCCAGCGAAAGATTCCGCAGTGACAGACAGCGTCTGTGTCAGCATTACGCTGTCGGTGTCGTGTTCCCATTGCTCACGCGCGGCCTGAATACGACTAACGAGTTCTGCGTCCTGGCTTGTGTCCGACTCCGCCAGAAACAATTGCCGTTTTGCTTCCGTCAGCGTCACTGGCTCCGATGTCGGCCCCGTCACTACTGTCGGCTTGCTTGTCTCCGTCGTGTGCTGGCTTTGTCGTGTTGTCATCTTTGATTTCCTCGACCAGAGCCGCTGCACCAATCCGAATCAGCGTTGTCGCGACACCATCTGCAATTGCTTCCGTTTCGTCACCGGCCTTGAACATTTTCCACATGCGGCGGAATCGTATCTTCACTGCCAGTCTCCCGGATAAACGTGTTTCGGTGTCAGGTCATCGCCGAATGTAGCCACCATTTCTTCGAGGTGTCCGATTCGACAGCCAGCATCCAGAAACAGGGTGTTACCTGCCTCCTTCCACTGCTTCCAAAACCAGATATCGTCATCGACGCGATTGTCTTCCCATTCGCCGTTTTCGTCAGGCTGCGAAAAGAACCACGGCTTTTTGACGTTCTTGAATTTTTCAACCTTCAAGGCAGTGAGGCCGAAATGAGCAGAAGTCACCTGAACCGGGTAGCCGCTCCATTCGATGCTGCTTTTGCCCTCATGGAATCCGAGGACGTCGGCCTTTCCTCGTCGCAACTGCAGAGACGCCAGAGCGTCAATCTGATCCTCCTGAACGATCACGTTCAGAAGCCTCTTGACGTGCTCTGCCTTGAAAACCGAATCCCCATCAATCGTGAGAATGATGTCAGCACCGATCTTCAACACATCCTCAAACATGCGCTGCATGCATTGGCCGTAGAACACACCTTGGCTCGTAATGAGCCCGATTCCGAGCGACCGCAAAGCCGCTTCGATCATGTTGCGTGCGAACACGGCCTCGTATCTGCCGCAAGTCATCACGGCAGATACTTTCACGTCTTTACCAATAGCCATTTTCCACCCTTCACCCTATGGAAACAGATCACACAATCGCAACATCAGGCCCGAGCATCGTGGTGGAGGCACTGATGACATCCTTCAGCAATGTCGCCTGCATCGCCACGGTCACGGGGCCATTCGTGGTCGTATCCGGCGTCACTGTGATCTTCAGGTAACGCTTGCGGCCTTCGAGGTCGACATGCGTTGTTGCAACCGTCGCAGCGGTGTTGTCAACAGTTCGGTTTGCGGCAGCGTTGAATGTCGCATATCCGGTCGTTGAGTTGTCGCTTTCTTCCAACTGAATGGCGACGTTTGTTGAGTTCGTGTTGAGTTCCGCGCCGAGCATGACGCGAATCGTCGCGTAATTTGCTCCGGCACAATCGAGACTCGCAGTTTTCACGGTGGTCGCAGCGGCTGTCGGCGTGAACAACAGGCTGTCGGTTCCGAGCTGAGCTACTTTCATGATATTGATCTCTCTTGAAGAGGTTGAATTCGAGAAGTGCGGGCCACTTTCGCAGCCCGCACAAAACCCATGCAGGGTGAAGTTACATGGCTTAGTTTGCGGCGGTCTTCAGAGCCACAATCGGTCGATTCCGAATGGTGTCGCCACGCTCGTGAATGTTGATCGCGATGCGTTCTGTGGTCTTAATGCCGATCAAATCGTTTTCGAAGTAACGATCCAAAGAGACCTCGGTTCGCACAGATCGACGGACGCCATAAGCGGCCCCCAATCGCAGATCACCGAAGTAGGCCAGAATCGTGCTGTTTGCTGTTCCGGTCGTGGATGGCATCACCTGCACGAAGGTTACCGGGAATCCAAGGAACATCGGCATTTGAACGCCGTTCGCCAGCGTGACGTTGGTGTTACCACCGGCCGCATTCATCAGGCTGAATGCAGATGCGTAGTAAACCGCACTGTGCATGAACCATCGAGGCGATGCACCGGGATACTGCGGATACTTACCGAGCGTTGCTTCGAAGTCGGCAAGGTCCAGTGTTGACGCACCAATGTTGCCTGTGACAGCGTCCTGAATTGAATTGGAGTCCAATGCGTTTTTCAGGCCAACAATGCCACCGTATGTCGACGTTCCATCTCCATTGAAGGCCGCGTCGTCGATCTTGTCGGCCATTGAGTACGCCATGCTCTGCGTAATCATGTCGCCGATCTCGATGACAGCGTCCTCGTCAAGCTCTGACGACACCTTAACAAGTGCCCCGAGCTTGCGGGCCATCAACTCAGCACCGCCAAGCGTTGCGTCTGATGCAGTGATCTCAGAGCCTTCGCCAGCCCACTGAGCCGTAACATCGGCGAGGAGGCGAGGGATCCGGATGATGTCGGCACCCATCGGAACGCGATTGGCGAACTGAGGAAACACGCCGCGTTCTTCGCGAAGCCTGATCAGAGTCTGGCTCATCTCATCTGGAACGACGAAACCGCCTTTCGCGTTTTCGCCAGTGCTCATCAGATTCGATACGCTCAATCCGTTGGTGTTACACCATCGGGTCGCGTGATCGTTCTTAAAAATGTGAGCGAGGATCACCTGACCAGACACGTAGGCGTCACGCTCGGCATCCGGACCGCTGAAGGCTTTCAGCGGGCCGTGAGACTTAGCACGGGCCGGAATTTTCATTGACGGACGCGGAGATTCGGTCCCGTCAATGCGTCCAGATTCCTGCCGACTCTGCTCAATCTTGCCCTTGGCGACAGATTCCAGAGCACGAGCTTCGGCTCGGTTGTTTCGCTCGCTTTCAATCGCCAGCACGGTCTTCATCTGCTTGTTGATGGCGGGGATCAGCTTTTCGCTGATCTCGCTGCACCGTGCTGATTCCGGCTCGGTCAGGTCGCGTTCTTCGCGTTCTGACACGGCCACAATTGCGTCCAGTTCCTCCTGCAGCTCGGCTCGCGCTTCGCGGAGTTGACTCGATGTTTTCACTGCTTTGGTCTCCTGCTGATGTTGAGCAGGCCAAAAAGCGAAACAGCCGTGATGGCCTGCAATCGAAAACGTGAAACGTTTCCAAATTGTTTGGCCGCACGGCTGAAGAGTCTGGCGGTTAATTCAATCGGTTTGAATTGTGCGGAATGTCCGCTGATGTACAAAACCTAACGAACGTTATGCGTTCCGTCAATGGCAATCAGCGAAAACTTTTGATCATGTGTTTCTACGCCAATGTTTGCTTTTACTTGAAACTCGCATTCAATCAGTGGCGAACATTCCGAATTAAGATGAATCGACATCTTTGTGATGTTTTCTGGCAGTTCCGGAATAGCTGCTTTTAATAGGCCGAAAAGTTTTCTTGTCGCGTCTACCGCCATACTTCACTCTACCTTAACAGGTTCAGAAACTTATCACTCCGCACGAAATACGAATTGCACCGATTTAGCCCGATACGCTCGTATCCGAACTTAATGGCAATCGCATGCAGCGTTTCTGCCGTGTCCTGAATCGCGTGACCGCTCCTTAGCTTGTGCCCGAGCAACCACTGCGGAATCGTGTCCGGCGTTGATGTCCCGATTGGATAGTAGCGGTCCATGTGCTCCACAACCAGCAATTCCGGCCGCACACCAGCAGAAAGCATTTCACGCATGACGATAGAGTCTTGACTGTCGATGTCGATAACACACACGGCGACACGTCGGCCCTCGTTGATGATGTCTTGCCAATTGATCGACGCATCAATGATTGCCTTCGAATAAATTCGCTTCAACGAAGCGCGACGATCAGGGTCAATTTCGGCAAGCCAGCACTGACGGCCTTTATCGTACAGCCTGCTGACTGTCAGAGGCAACTCAACACCATCGCCTGCACCGTATTCAATCGCGATGCCGTCAGAATTCAGCGTTGTCGTGATGGCGTCAATCAACCCTTGGTCACCGAATTGCCACCCGTCGAGGTGATCAGCAAGCCAGCGAAGGTGATGACATTGCGGAGTGAAGTCGAGAAGTTCTTCCGAGAGGTTGCCCATTACGATTCTTTCTTTTTTGTGCTGCAACAATTGCAGTGCTCGCTGATGTTGCTCCTCAAGCATTCGCTCTCTTAGGCTTCCCATGCTTCAATCTTTATCCATCTGTGCAAGCTGCATCGCCGCAACTTTCGCCGCCGTCAAACGTGGTCGCGGATCAATGGATTGCTGAATTGCTTTAGCTCGCTTTTCAAACAGTGCCCTCGGAGCAAGCCCTGCAGCAATCGATTTTGCCGCAATCATCTTCAGCCCCTTAGTTTGTGGCTCATCTGCGTCTCGATCGTCCATACTTTGGGCAAATCCGTTGTCAATAATCGCTTGGCCTACATACCACGTCTCAGCATCCAAGAGCGTCTTCAGTTCGTCGATTGTCTTCCCGGTCTTCTCCGAGTAATCCGGTAGCATTCGCTCTCTGTATTGATCAAGAACATCAGCGGTTTTTCGAAGCTCTCCTGAGTTGCCCCATGCGATCGTCATCGGATTGTGGATCATCACCATAGAGTTGCGGGCAATACGGCGATTCACGCCAGCCAGCATTAAATAAGACCCCATCGACGCTGCCAAGCCGTCAACGACAGTATCGACGCCGCCATCGTGTCGCATCATCGCGTTGAACATTGGGATGCCTTCGTCGACGGATCCACCTGGCGTATTGATTCGCGCGGTGACTCGCTTGCCTTCCATTTTCTTCAGGGCGTCAATGACATCCATAGCTCCGATCATTCCCCATTCAGGGTCACCAATGACGCCATAAATATGAATTTCAGATTTCTTCAGGTCGTATGCAAAAGACATGGCACTTTTCCTTAGTATTCCCTAATTTTCCACGAAAATACGCACTTTTCGACGTTTTCAGCCAGTGTTTCGATGGTCGAATAGTCGCAACAGGACAGCAATCTGTCCTTGGAAATGCGACACCAATCGGTCGCTCGCTCTGGCTCAAGCCCAAGTTCCGAGAAGACACTTTCGAGCTTCGGCCCCCAGTTCTTCTCATAAAAGTCATCCACCCAGCTTACAAAGTTGAATCCCTTTGCAGCCGCCTTGCCTGCCGATTCGACGACTTTTTTGCATTCTACGTCAATCATGTGGGCGATTCGTGATCTTGTCGCAGCGTCTTCAGCGGGATCTGACTTCTGATCCTTCTTGTCGTCGTCAGATTCTTTCGGCTCTTCAACCCCGCGTGCGATCGTGTTCGGGTTCTCATACTTATCTCCGCCAGTATAGGGGTTCATGTCGAGCATACTTCGGGCCTCGTTCGGACTGAGCACTC